CTTGAACGTGAGTCTAAAACAGCTAAAAAGACTTACATATATGTAGATGAGCCTTATTATTACGGTTGGCTTGATGCTATTGACACGGTTCGTAGAGCATTAGATATTTAAGGAGAAACAACAATGGGTGACGAGAGAGATAAACTACTAGATGAGGCACTTAAAAGACTTGAAAGTGCTAACCGAGATATGGTCGAAAAACACAACAACAAAATTAGAGCCAAGTACGACCATAAAAAAGCCCAGCATAGAGAAATGATGCGGTTACAAGCAGAGGCACAGGGATTAAAAAATGGCTAATAAACACGTTGAACACCCTTGCTATTACACAGGAGAGATAGATTTAGATACTGCCGAGGTCTGGCACTATCCAGAGTCTAATAAAGTAACTACTAAATGCCCTGCTTGCAATAACGTAGTAGCAATCAACCAAGTTAATAAGAGACTTCGTAAGCATAATGGAATTAGCATAGCTCCAAACGAGAGAGACTTAATCCATAGCTTCGAATAATACAAAATAGACCAGGAACTGCCACCTCTCTCCTAATCGGGAACGGGTGGCTTTTTCTTGTTTAAGAATTAGCTTATGTTCTTCGTACCCCTCAGGCGCAGCTAGAAGGGGAGACTTGGCATAAGAAAAGCCCCCTAGTTTTGAATAGGGGGCTTATTCTATTTAATTATTACTTCGGTACTTCGCAGAAATCCGTACTGCAGTATTTCTCACCGATAGCGTCGGCTGCCATTCCTGCATAGACATCTGTAAAGTCAATGGGTAGCAGTTTCATTTTGTAATCTTCATACTGTTCGGCAGTTATCTGTGTGTACGGCATTTGCGGGTAAGTCTTGTTTCCCATTGGTAAGAAAGAAACAGTTTTGAGTTGCCCGTCAAAGAGGTGTAGGACTGTACCAACATCTTTAGTTTCCGTGTCCTTATCAAAGGATACAGTAACGGAGACCGAGTTGTCTGACCAATGTCGTTGAGCCACAGAAGCGAGAGACATTTTTTCGTAGATAGAGACATCTTTCTCACTACGAGAAGCATCAGACTCTACTGGGAAAAACACTACGCTGGTAGTCTTTGGAGACTCACTAGCAGGTTCAACAGCATAGCCAGCAAACTCAAAGAGAGGTAACATTGGGTCATCATTGGCAAATCGGATAGCTCGCAAAAAGTGCTTGCCACCTGGAGTCCAATGCACACCTGGGCTTTCTCCAGCTAGAATAGACACAGTTCCGCTTGGCTTAACGGTAGTAGTCTTAATTGACTCACGAATACCCAGCCATTCCGAATACATCTTGTCGTACTTCAGCACTGTATCGTAACCAGAGTCCATCCAAGTACGCAAAGCTGGAAGCCCGTTCTTGTCAGCAAAGTTAGCAATACCAGACATAGAAGTACCGATACGGCGATTGCGTTGCATAATGGCGTTGGTTTCTTCCCAATGGGTAGGGAGTAGAGTAACCGTCTTGGCATACAGGTAAGCAAACTTCAGGCTTCGCAAGTAGTCTACCATATCGTCGTGGCGGTTAAGGTAAGTCTCTACTAAAGTACAGCACTCAAAGGACTCAAGGCTCTGCTCCGCACAAGGGTTGTACCCAGCTGCTCGCCAATCTTTGTTGTTAGGTGGGTCAATGAGGCGACCGTACTTGCGGGTCACATCCATCCAGATAACACCTGGCTCACCATTCAAAGCAATACCGTCAATGATATTGGATAGGTCGTCACCAACAGAGATACCAACAGAGTTATTAGACATCCAACCCCAACCTGGGGCTTTCTTGTCGTAACTATTACGCTCTGGAAAACGCTCAGCATTCTTTAGGTTAAGGAAGTCATCATCATCTAAGCGACCCATAAGAAGCTCGGCTGAACGGCGCACGTTGCCAGACACTACGCAGACACCAATAAGGTTACCCAAATCGGCAATGTCTACTCTGGTTAATAGTGAGCCTTCTCTATCTTTAAACATCTTGATAATGTACTGGTGTAGTGCCTTCAAAGGGTCAGGGCCCGCTGCCGTCCCGCCAAATGTCTTGATAGGTTCTCCCGCTTTGCGGATTTCACTATAATCAAAACTAATGGTGGGTTGGTCGTGGCGTAGGTAGGAGTTGATAAGCGCTGTGGTAGATTCAACCCAGCCCTCACGGGTATCAGGGATTACATACTCGCTGACAGTTTGTGTTGGCGCGTAAATGGTGAACTCTTTGTCTGCGCCCTTGTCATCAAAGCCCACACCTACACCTAGCATTGAGGCTTCCATTAGGAACGCAAATGGCTTGGCAGGGTTGAACTTGGTCATTGACTCGGTGGATACAAATGAACAGTTTTGTAGGGCTGCGCTATTCTTTTGCTCGGTAACAATAGGTGTACCCATTACCCATAGTCCACGACCTGGGGGTGTCCACTTCAACTCGAACAAACGTTCGAACGCTTCCTTAGCTGAGGCCTGTGCTTTGTTCTCATTCCACGGTAAACGGTTAGTCTTGCAGTGGTCTTTTTGAATAGAATACATACCCTCGATTACACGACGGCATACTTCTACCCAAGTCTCTTTAGTGCCATCTTCTTTCTTTCTAGAATAGGTTCGTAGGAATGTGATTTCTCCAACCGCATTTCCCCCTGCGTCTTGATAACCCCAGGGAACTTTTTTACCTTCATACGACGAAATGAACTCGTCAGTCAATTTAAATGACAACATACCTATCCTTATTTGTGTGGTTTTTACTATAGTGCTGTTCCACGGGGGAACGAGGGTCTCTTATAATATAAGAGCTAGTCTTCAATTGCCCTTCGAATGACCTGTGTAGTGTCATCCTCGGACAGTCCGTTGTTTGGCAACTGACTCAAGTCACGGGCTCTTTCACCAAATATTTGGCTCAAAACACCGCCTCCATTCTTTGCTTCAACAGTCATCTTAATGAATGATGAAGTGTCTTGCAAGTCCTTAGCATTTTTTACAAGTTTAAGTAATCTATCCATCTCTTGACCCGTGTTAGGGTCTGGATAACCGCCGTTTAATTCCTCGGAAAACCTTGCAAATGCTACACGTTGTGCCTGCATCTCAATGATTGCATTGAGTAGTGCGACTAGCTGTTCTTTTGTTTTAACTTCTACTGGGAGGTTAAATGCACAGGTGTTTGCAGGCTTAAAAGCAGGGCAGTTTGATGCCACAAAGCACGTATCACACATACGCAAACTGGTTGCATTTGACCGCATAAGTGGAACATCTTTGATAACGTCAAAGCCGTTCTCATCTTTCTCAACAATGGTTTTAATCTCTGTACCAAACACGGGAAGCGTGGTCATTTCGGCGCTATCCCTATGTTCAAGTTTCCGCATCTGACCCCCCCTCTTATCATGTACAACGGGGGTAGTTTCCGCGTTTCCAGTAGTATGCAATAAGTCGCTGTTATAATATAACTCGTCTTCTTGATTGTAGTCATCTTCTGGACTTAAAAACGGGTTGTTCACCATATTAAAGCGCTCCTCAAACTGGTCATATGACCACAGGGCAAGCTTTGCTACCTCTACTGGGTCGTCTTCTATTATTTTATCAAAGTCCAAGCCAGCTTTCTCGTACACCGCTTTGTATCTTGGACGGGCTTGCTCTTTCATCTTCTTTGGGTATCTGACTAGCTTGTTACCGTCCCATACAATGGTCTCTCCACGCATCATAGGGGACAACCAGGACTGTGTAGTGGCTGATGCTACTTGAATCTGGCGCAGGTTATCTGGCTTGGCACAGGCCAGTGCGTGGAACGTAGTGCCGTATTGGTTGGTCAAGGAACGGGTCTTAGCAGCTAAGGACACGTCCGACTCAATTAGGTCGTACGGAATGGCTACGTTCTTATACTGCTGGCATAGGTCTAAGATTTCGGCGTAGGAACTATCTGACCTAATGGTTACCCAAAACTTATCTTCTTCAGACCACGCGGCTTGTCGCTGTAGTTGAAGATTCAACTTGTCTACTTGTGGGTGCGTTATTTCTGTAAATGATGCAATCCTGTCTATATTATGGGCTAGAAAGTCCTCGTAGGCCTCCGCAAACTCCTCCAACTCAGCGGCCGTTAGCACTGTTGCCTCTGGAATGCCAGGGTGAACGTGAATTTCCATAAATGGTTGGAAATAATTTTCCAGCAAATACCGTTTACTCTTGGGTAGCCCACGGCGGGTCAATCTCCAAAAGGATACCCCAACGTGCTTTACTCCCATAGTTTCTAGGATTATTCTGTTGCTGGGCACATCTGCGCCCAAATAAATCAATTTCACAAGCGGGGGTCTTCCGAGTACAGGCCTTGTTGTCGGTCTAATTCCTCGGTAATTACTTCCCAGCTTTTCTTGCCTTCACGCCCGTCTGGTCTAAATTCTGGCCTAGTATATCTTGGATTAAGGAATACTAATACAGGAATACCCACTTCAATTAGCTGTCGAGCTAATTCGGTGTCTTCTGTGACAACGTAATCAATTTTGCCTTTACTGCGGATAGTCTCAACGGTAAGCATTCTAGGACGGTCTAACGGGGTGTCCACCACGGCAACAATGTCGTCTAATTTTTTAGCCAAGTTATTGGTCTTTAACCAAATAGCCGTGCGCTCTGCATCTTCACATACCAAAATAACCCTGTTAGTCTCATTAAGGGACTTGTACAGGGCTACACCCTCCATAATTATGGACTGGTCGCGCTCACGGCGCAAGATTCCATCAACAAATACTACAACTGACATTTCACGCACGTTTCCCAGCAGGATACGTTACGTCTACAAAACGTGAATAAAATTTAATATAGGCTATCCAATATGCAATAGCTAAAACTATATATTCATATTCCCCTGTTTTAATACAATATGTAATCCACATAATTGCTGCTAATGGTCCAATTAAACGAATAAAAGCACGTATAGTCCAGATGGCTTCATTATATAATAATCCAGGCAATTCTTGTAAAGTTTTTATTCCGTAAAGGTAAATCCACCGCAGTGTGGGCAACACTATGTAATGAACAAGCCCACCAGCCACCATAATAAAAACTAATACCCAAGACCAGTATCCGATAGTAGTCGTACTCGTATCTCTAATGAATACTAATAGCCAAGACCAATATTCTGCAATAGTCGTATTTACACTTTTAATGAAAGCTACTAGCCAAAACCAATATTCCATTGCGGTCACTTTAGTTGGTCCAGCCCTGCTCCAGCTTCGTTGTTAGCGGCCCAAGAGTGGTAATGGGCTTGGTCTAACCACATTGGTTTATGGTGCTGGAGTACGGCTCCTGTATGGGCTACCATTTTAATTCCTGCAGCCGTTACCTTTGAACAAAACATAAGGTCTTCGGACAACCACTTGCCTTGTCCAACAGGGCCATCTTGGAACCAAGCCCAAGTCTCTGTTCCTTCTTGAGCCATGGCTTGAATCTTTTTTAAAGCGTCTCGGTGCATAAGTAGGCAACCAGTACCTGCTGCTGCAATATCAAGGACTTCATCTTGAGGATAGTTATCCCAAGGCTGTAGCCCGCCTTCTTCGTCTAACTTAAAAATCAAAGGAACTGGGCGAAGATTTGGGCCTTCCCACAATGCGGCAAAATACAAGCCTGCCACAATTGGGCGTTCATTTACATCTGCTGTGGCGCACAATAGGTCAAACGCGGGGGTACCAATGCGCTCATCTGAATCTAGCATTAGTAGCCAATCATCTGTAGTCTTTTCAAGAAAATGGTTAACTAAAATGTTACGGCTCTTAGCAAGTAACCCAAGGCCCTCTACACAGAAAAATGTGCCTACGCGAGGCCCTTTATCTCGAATAATCTGCATAATGCTAAGCCCGAACTCGGTGTCTATATTACCTGCGTGGCACCAACCAATTGCTACGGTATCTTTTGCTTTCATTTAGTTCTCCAGTTAGTAGAAATCTTGCGCTTACACTATCACATTTTAAAGAATTATTTCCTCATTGTGCGTCGTAATAATGTACTTGTATCAGGTAATTCTATACCATAAGTTTCTTTTGAAAAACGTTCGCTGGCTTCTTTAGACATAGAATGTATCTTTTTTAAAGCTGGAACTACACCGCTTTGTTTGCCTGCTTGCCAGCGGTAATTTGCAAAGTCTGCGTACCCTGCACCTGACGGGCTAAACGCGTTGCTTCTTGAGCTGTGAATGTCCTCAAACATTGCCGCCCCTTGTTGCACTGCAACAGCCAGGGCGGCCTCGGCATTAATTCGCATTGCATCATTGGCTGCGGCTTTAATTTGGTCTAACGCTGTTGAATATCTTTTAACAATTTCAACTGCCTTTACCTTGTCACGCTCAGTTGCAGACACCCACTCTTGGTCAGTTGGGGCCTCAAGGCTGGTTGGTGGCACTACCCATGTGTTATCTAAAACTGAATAGGCGGCATAAGGCTTTAACTCTGTGATATTTGAATTAGGATTAACATAGAAAGTAAGTTCAAAATCAACCATAAAATCACCAGTGCGAGGGTGAAGTTCGTTCTTAAAACCTTGGTTGAGCTCTGCTGCAATCTCTCGGTCAGACCAACCCTTGTATTCTTGATTAGATTGACGAAATTGTACATAATCTACGCTAACTAAGCAGTCAAGGTCTGCGGGGGACCTGTGTGCTTTCCAATTGAACGAAACACCTGAGCCCGCTAAAAATATTTTTATCCACGCTAATGGCTCGTTGTATCCAAGTTCTAAATGATTTTTAAGCAAAACTAAAATAGCTTCGCGCACAACTGGGGATAAAGTAGCTCCGTTAAAAAGTCGTGGGTCTAAGTTACCTTCAGACTCACTAAAGTAAGATGTGTCACCTGGTTCAAGCCCTACCGCGTCTGCGTATTGAGTCAACGCTTCGTAGTAGTTCATTAATTTCCTTGGTCTATATTAAATGGCTTGGTAGGAGTATCTCGTTGTTCTAACAACGGACTAACTAGTCCACATGCAACATGTGCGTTAGTAAATCTATTAACAAGTAACCAGCCTGCGTCTTCACGGCCTTTTTCTAAATCAACAGTAATTGCGGCTGAACAAGAACACATTAATTCGACGAACATGGTAGCACCACCCCTGTTGATAGGATTTTGTAATCCCATTCTACCCCCTCCAGGTTATTTATACAGCCCCTTCTCGGCGTTAGACTTCTGCATATTGAAAGATTTTACAGGGCAGAAGTCACATAAATAAACTTTAGGGCCAGTTTTGCCTGCTTTTTGAAGGCCAGCCTCTTTACGGTCGGAATCTGTGTCAGGCTTAAGCAATTTCTTGTCCGACTTGTAATCTGGGCATTGGCCTTTAGGACGCATATGGTCTGAGTAGCAAGACATAGCGTCCTCAGCAAACTGGTTCTTGGTTTCGTAGAACTTGGTTTGGAACACGTCTAGGCCCTCAGAACCGCCCTTAATTTGTTTAACAATTTCTTTTTGAATCTTTGGCACTGCCCAGTATTTAAATGGGAACTTCATAAGCAATCCAATATGCTCTACAGGTTTTTGGTGCTTAGACACTAATATATTCAATAATGTGTCAGTGGCTGGGTCGCCATCATAATCTGGTAGCTCTTCAATTGTCTTGCAATTACGGCATACCAGTACACGAATCATTGGTTCGTTTTTGCTGGCTTGACTTAAGTCTTTTGCTCCGTTAAAATCCATGCCCCAATTTTACCACAAGAGGCTAATTATCCTTGTAGACTATTAATCTAAGAAACGACTAAGTCTAGTTTCTTCAGGGATGTCTTCACCTTCGTAAGATTTGCCGTGTTTACCGCCCATGGCTGAAAATTCTGGGTAATAATGATTCTTGCCTTCTACAGGTTTAAACGACATAGTTACAGACTCGTCGTATTTACCACCACGGGTAGTGCGCTCAGATTTGGCATGGCGTGCGTAAGTAGTAGCGTCAGCTAAACCTGCATATCCAGCCTCTCTATCTGCGTTGTCTTCTCTGATGTCAGACTCATCCATTTGCGCCATAAATCTGCGAGCTTGTTCGTAAGCACCTGGACGACGTGAGGAATCACTACCACGGTCTGGCGGGGTTACGGACTCAGCGTGCTCTTCTTGCCATTCAGATGTATGGCTAAAATCATTAGGGTTGTCGTTATCTCCGCGTGACATATTTAATCCTTAAGTACGCCAAGGGCGCTGCTCGGGTCCACGCATACGACGTGATGAATCATTAGCACGGTCTGGTGGGACTTCAGGGGTGTCGTTGACGTCATAACCGTCACGGTCGTATGTTGCGTATAAAGATTTTCTACCCATTTTGGCTAAATCGTCTCCACTTACAGGAGAGCCTTCAACATCTCGTGCAGCGTCTTTTTTTGTATAACCTTTTATTGGGTGACTTGATATTTTTGTGTAGTATTCATGGTGATCTTCTATATTTTGCGCATGCTGTTCTTGAACATCTTTTGCATTAGAATGGGCAATAGAAGGGCGAGGCGGCTCAGTACGGTCATAAGATTTTTCGTGATAAGTATCTGGATCATCTAAAATAGCCACGTTTTCAGTAGGCTGTAAGTTATTGCTGCGCAAATTTTTTGCGTCTTCTCTAGAAACAGCCCTGTCAAAAGTTGGTTTTTTCTTAGCCATGATTAGTATCCACCCATACTTGGACGACGTGACTCATCATTAGCACGATCTTTTGGAGGGTAAGGCCCACTAACTTTGGAAACTCTAACATTTACCTCGTCAGAAGGATAACCATTGTGTTTAGTAACTGCGTAATCTTCTCCACGCCCAACGTAATTCTCACCCATTTTAGCTAAATCATCGCCACTTATAGGAAGGCCATCTTCACGAACTGCATAGCTTTTTGTTTTGTGGTCTATTGAGTGCTTTAACGTACCTTTAGCATGTTCTTCTTGTAACTCTTTAACTGGGCGAAGATGCTTTGGTATTACCTTTGATGAACGGGGTATTTTCATAGCCTCACTAATTTTGGCTTCTGTACTCGTCACTCCAGAAAATACGTCTGGGTCATCTAATACCGCAACGTTTTCAGGAACTGAAAAGGGCGTCTTTTCAAGCCTACGAGCATTGTTCCTGCTAATAGCTTTTTTATAAGACTTTTTAGCCATGGTTATGCTCCTGGGTTTACCTTTGAAGGTTCTTCTGAGTTAATAAAACCATAGTTCATGTAAGGATGCAAACCAGCGCGGTTTGCTACGACAGTTTGGTCACCCATTCCAGCAGCAACTGTTGTATTTGGGCGACGCTTGCGGTATTTTCCATCGGTAGAACCTTCGTTTAGCTCAGCATTAGGTGAGCGGCGGTATGGAACGGTCATTCTGACTCCTTGGTTATTGATAATCTTTTGCTGGACGGGCTAGGGTGCTACCCCCAGGCAACGAGCCATAAGTTTTTTCTTTACTTGCCCCTGGAAATTCTTTAGTTTTTCTAGCGCGGAATTCGTTCCGTTGTTCTTGGTCGGTTAACCCAATTTTAAACTGAGCTGCACGTTGAATAGTTGGGGGCATGTCTGATCGACTCCCCATTTGCGGTGGGTTTGCGTGCGTAGGAGAGGGCGTTGATGCCGCTGCTTTAGACTTTTTCTTAAACGCCATTACTCATCCTGTTCTTTACTAAGTTGTAAGACTTGCGGTTACT